GCCGCTAAGCGGTTAATTTACGCCTGAAATCGCGCTATACTCCACGCCGCTGTCTCCTTAGTTAAATGGATATAACGAGCCCCTCCTAAGGGCTAGTTGCAGGTTCGATTCCTGCAGGGGACACCATCTCACAGTTCGCCACCCTCCGTCTTAGTCCGCAAAACCCCTTTAGAATCACACCACACATAATTTACCCGTTCGCATCAGTTCGTAATGGTTCGTTGACAGCCGCACTCTCAAGCGGGTAAAAAACGAGTAAATAAATTTACCCACCGGAATTTTACCCATGCTGACCGTTAAGCAGATAGAAGCAGCAAAGCCAAAGGAAAGGCCATACCGACTACTGGACAGCAATGGCCTCTATCTGTACGTGCCTGTCTCCGGCAGGAAGGTGTGGCAGATGCGCTACAAGATTGACGGGAAGGAAAAGGTTTTAACGGTGGGGAAGTATCCACTGATGTCTTTGCAGGAGGCGAGGGATAAGGCGTGGAATGCAAGAAAGGAAGTATCTGATGGTGTGGATCCGGTAAAGGCAAAGAAGCTGGCGGTTGCTGATAACACCTTCGGGGCCATTTACGCTGAATGGTACGAGCACAAAAAACAGGTGTGGTCTGCCAGGTATGGCGACGAGCTATCTCGCATGTTCCGCGATGACATCCTTCCGATGATTGGCACAATGGATATTAACGACATCGAGCCCATGAAGATTCTGGAAGTCATTCGCCTGTTTGAATCCCGCGGCGCCATGGAACGGGCCAATAAAGCCCGTCGCAGGTGTGGAGAGGTATTCCGGTACGCCATAATCACAGGGAGAGCCAAATACAATCCGGCCCCCGACCTGGCTGATGCAATGAAGGGATACCGGAAGAAAAACTATCCGTTCCTGCCCGCTGACCAGATACCCGCATTCAATAAAGCCCTGGCTGGCTTCTCTGGAAGTATCGTGTCAAAGGTGGCAACACAGGTTCTTCAGTATACGGCGCTCCGCACTATAGAACTGCGCTCTATGCTATGGAAGGACATCGACTTTGAAACAAGGACAATCACTATTTCAGAAGAGGTGATGAAAGGGCGAAGGATACACATTGTTCCGATGTCGCAGCAGGTGGTCGATTTACTACAAAGCTTAAAGCCTGTAACAGAGCCAATATCTGATTTTGTTTTTGCCGGAAGGAATGACAAGAAGAAGTCGATAAGCGAAAACGCCGTTCTTCTCGTCATCAGGCAGATAGGATATGAGGGGCTGGCGAGCGGCCATGGATTCCGGCACCAGTTCAGCACTATCATGAATGAGCACGAATGGCCGGCTGACGCAATCGAGAAGCAACTTGCTCATGCTAACAGCGGATCCGTGCGTGGGATTTACAACCACGCTCAGTATCTTGATAAGCGCCGGGAGATGATGCAGTGGTGGGCTGACTGGCTCGACGGAAAGGTAAGCTGATCACTCCAGCGTGAAATCATCATCAAAGTCGTTCTCCTGTCCCTTTAGCCTTTCAAGCGAGAGAAGATACTGAAGCCCTGCACGTAATGAAGTCGGCCGCTCAAACTCCAACCAGAAGCAATCGGAGAACGTCCGGCCAAACCAGAAGCCGCCGCCACTTTCTTTGCTGCGCTGGAAAAACACCCATTCTCCTTCGATGAAGTGATCGAGTGATTCGTGCCGATACACGACGCTGTAGTTACTGTCCTTGCCACCCATAAGCCATCAACCATTTTACTGTTTTTATATACAGTAGTTTTATGGTGCGTTTCTGGCAACTGGATTTTGGTACAGGCGGACGTGCAGGCAGGGCATTCAAGCCGCTGGTTAAATGGTTAGTCCAGCGGCCATATAGGCTGCTCATAATTTTTTAATGGTAGGTAAACCGTTAAGGGGGTTGCCTTAGAGTACATGTCGGATAGTATTGCAGGGTTACCATAAGGAATATTGATGTGACTAATACTAATAGAATCCAAAAGCTTGGTTCAGTTGAGGGGGTCAGAGGCTTGGCCTGCCTAATGGTTTTCTTGTCTCACCTTTCATCAACATTTGCCCCGTCAATGCATACTGGTAATATTGCTAATGCAAAGACTCCAATTGACCTTGCTCTGCATAATTCACCGTTTGCTTTTATCTACTCCGGGGCTGCGGCAGTAGGTATCTTCTTTGTACTGAGCGGTTTCATTCTCGGATATGCTCTTTCAGAAAAAGGAGATGTGATAGAGAACGCATCAGCAATGTTCGTGAAACGTTACTTCAGGCTTATGCCGGTCGCTCTGTTTTCTTCCGTACTGGCGTTTTTAATTTTTGAATACACAATTGTCGATACATCAGATTTAGGGCAATGGGCAAAAAACTATGAAATAAAAAACCCATCTTTAATTGATGCTGTTTATTATGGTTCTGTAGGGCCTTTCTTCTCAGGAGCGGCGCCATATAACTGGTCATTATGGACAATGAAGATAGAAATGTTCGGATCTGTTATAATTTGTCTCCTTACCTGCATTTTAACTAAGATCAATTATAAGAAGACCATAATCTTAATATGCATGGCAGTACCTTTTTTTATGAATATAAAGAAGGGTGATGACATATACTATGCTTCGTTCATGGCTGGATTTTTAATCTACCATTTAGATTTAAAGCTGAGTAAATACGCTTCACTACTAATTTTCTTTTGCGGGCTGTACCTTTGTGGTTTTCATACTACATCCTCATATTACCAATGGTTAAATAGCATGACAGCCATTAGAATAGATGGTAGGGTCATAGACAATTACGGCCTATATAATAACGTCGGTGGTTTTTTTGTTGTTCTGTCTGTTATAAAGAGCGAGATTCTCAGTAAGATTATGTCAGTACGGCCTGTCTTATATATGGGCACTCTATCTTTCTCTGTGTATGCCATACATCAACCCATCATGCATGTGACTTGCCCAATAATTTACAATCAATTTAAGCTTCTTGGCTTTACATATCTCGAAGCATCATTAGCTGCATCGTTGGGGACTATCTTTATAGTTTATGCTATATCCGTACCTGTGAACAAATATGTTGATAAATTTAGCGTCCACTTATCAAAATACATAAAAGATAAAACATTAAGGGAGAACCCCCATTAAATCGAGGTCGGTATTAGAACCTTACATTTTAAGTCGTACATCTATCCAACTATTGGCAGGTACGTCAATGGCAACACCTTTTACCATTTCGATATCACCATCTTTGGTCATCACATAGCGACGATTATATAACTTAATAGTTATCCCTCCACTTTCCGTTTCTTCTGCTTCTACGATACCCAGATCACCTCCACCGTTTGGGTCCCGTGGAGGTAAAATTCTCCAACCTTCTTTTGCTAGTCCTGCTGAACCGGCCAGAACATAAACACCTGTCTCAAGGCGGGACAAACTTATTCCTTCAGCTTCATCATTTCGGGTACCGCAACCACACCAGTTAAAACCCTCCTCATCAATATCTTCACGCTTATTATCTTCCTGAGACTTTACGATTCGAGCGACTGGCGAAGCTGCTTTTAATGTACCATCAGAGGCCTTTGTGGTATTTGCAGTGCTGTAAATTTTATCATTTACTCCCAGGCTCATAGCGGTACTTGATGTTTGATCGCAAACCAAAACAAAACCGCCTCCATCTGCTCGGCCCATTCTCCACCCTGTTGCACCCCCAACTCTCTGAAAATTAAGCCAGAGGTTTGGCGAATTTGGTGATGTGACAAGACTCAAAACGTTTTGAGAAGCTCCTGTGATAGTCGTGTTACCTTGGAAGGAATTTGGTGAAAAACCTTGTGATACCAGGCTTCCTGTTAAAGTTACATCTCCAGATATTGTCCCTCCCGCAGCAGAAAATGCCCCTAAAGCCGACAAAGCAGCTGAAGCCGTTTTAGCTCCTGTACCACCCTGCGCTATGCTTAATGCCGTAGTAAGTCCGGCAAGTGAGGTGATATCGCTATTAGCACCCTTAGCCGCTTTCTGTCCCAGCGCAGTGGTAAAGCTGTTCCAGGCTGGCCCGGTGAAGCTTGAGCCGTCAGGCAGGTTAACCGTGATGTTTCCCGTTCCGCTGAATACCTGCTGCCAGTTGGCTTTGTCCATGTTCAGTCCACGAATGGCTTTCGCCACGTCAGCAGCAACCTGAGAGGTGATCCCAACCAGTGTTCCGTTGGGGATCGGCGTCCATGCAAGACTAGAAGTGGTGGGGCCGTCATAGGCTGTTTTCAAAACCAGCGCGGTATTGCTGGTCACTGAATCCACGCCTAGGGTATAAGTCACTCCACCCACTACGGCCACAAGAAAATCATTGGGTTTCAACTCACTGGTAAATGCGGTACCGGTACCGGTTACGGCAGTTGAGTTATTCGTTAATGCAATAGTGCCTGCTGGCATAACTTTTCTCCGCGCAATAAAAAACCCGGCACGGTGGCCGGGTTCTGATGATGAGGTTTTTTCTACTTGATGCAGGTGTCTTTAATGAAATTGGTTTTTGAGACCCATTTCCACCCAAAGGGATTTCCTGCGTAATACTGGGTCTGATTGGCTTCTTTTCTTACTCCGTAAATAGCAACTGAGGTTTCCTGAGCGCCAATCAACGCTGTAGCTGTGCATTTCTGAGGAGGAAGAGTCTGACATCCCGACAGTAAAGCCACGGCAGCAATTACTAAGTATTTTGTCATTTTTTAATCCCTTAATTAGTTATCCATCTTATATGAAATAATACTAAAAATAACAAATCACTTATTAGATCGATATGATCAAGTATATTAATATTTACTCATATCCACAGATATAATTCTATTCCTGAAATTAGTGTATGTAATATTTTGTACCCCTCCTGATACGCTGTCCGTTGCTAATGCTTTAATTAGCGTTGTGCTGCCATTGTAATAGGCTGAAGCATAATATCTTGCTTCAAAAGGTCTTGTGCCTCCAGACTGAATGACGCCGGTTACGGCTCCAAGCATTGCAGGGACAACAGCAATATTACCTGACTGCGTTGTGTTAATATTGTACCCGGCGCTGTCTGCGCCTTCCGTACCGATTGGGCTAACGCCTCTCAGAACTTTGGTTTCATTGGTTATAACGCACCTGCTTTGCGCGTCCCAGATCGCTATCCCCCACTTTGGTGGGGTTTGATACTGGTAGCCGAAAACAAATACATTCAGCCTGAAAGTGCTTGCGCCCTGGCATGATGCATAGATTCTCCACATAGCCGAGGTAGAATCATACGCATACCAGAAATACACATTAGGATCAGGCGAGTTAACAAATATAAACCTGACCGCCCCATCATTAGAATGGATCGCCTGAGATGCAACAGTGCCTCCGTTCAAATTTAGCGTGTAAGTTGTCTTAGATATCATGCATAAAGGCATCGTATCATCTATATAAAATGGCACACCTGCCGTATCTGTCAGCATTGCTCCCCATGTCGCCATTTTATTTCCTCACATACAGAAGAAAATTTCCACCCAGAGCTGGCTGTGTCCCTGTTGAAAAGTCCGTGTCAGCCACAGATGTTAGGGTCAACGTTCCGCCGGAAATGGCAACCTTTCTCCTCTTTGTTGTTAAGTCTCCAGTTGAGGGCTGAAAGAGATAATCCAGAACATAACCAGAAGGCAATGATATTGTTGAACTTCCGGTTTGCTGGCCTGCGGTTACCTTAAAAAATCCTTTAACAAGAATGCGAACAAGACCTGTATTATTATCAATCCCGTTCGCATCCCACGTTCTGATACCCCACGAAGCCATTAGAATTGCCCCGTAATTAAACCAATTTGTACTCTGAGAACGCTGTTTTCATCCTTGATGCTCTGGGTGACATTCGTCGTTTTCATTGCGCCATTTCCTGATGATCCGTAGTTTTCAAATGTGCCAGCCTTATCCAGCTTCCAGCCAGAGGCGTTCTGCACATAATTGGTAGACTGGATGAAGTTGCCGATTTTAGCGTTATCGATAGAGCCATCCTGGATGAATGCGGAACGAAGGAATACTTGCCCATTTAAAGCAGCAAAGGCGAGCTGATAACTACCGGCAGTACTCCCTGTATAGATTCCAAACTGGTCAGCATTAAACGCAATGGTAGACTTATAGCTACTTCCAGACGGCTCAATACCCATCGCCATGCCAGTTTTGAAATACTGACCGTTTCTGAGTATCTGAAGCCCAACATCATAGAATGCGCTGGCGCTTCCATCAGCATTTACCGTGGCAGTCAGTTTCTGATTTACTGAAGAGGTAAGATCGCCAATCTGCGCCTGGACAAGCGTGTTCTGTTCAGCCATCGCCTGATTTACATCAGCAATGGTTGTTTTGACAGTGATAATATCGGCACGAACCTCACCATACTGCCTGAACTGATGGTCTACGCTCGCATCATTATCAAGAGCGTTTTGAAGCATTCCTTCAATATTGGTATCGATATGCTCTTCGAGGTTTTTAAATGCTCCAGATTCACGGATAGCTTCATCAATATAATCAATCATGCCTGGAATATCTGACGATGCTTTACCTGATACTTCCACGAAAGGAGATACGCCGAAGGCATTCTTGGTTCTGACGTACATGTAATAAGTGGTATCAGCTTTGAGCGCGTGCAGTGTCCATTGAGATGCGCGGCCAAGAAACTGAGCTTCATCTTCTATACTACTGATACTTGTCGCGGGTACCTCACCTGTAAACCAGAACTCAAAAGAGGTATCAGTCGTGGCCGTGACATTCATAACAGGAACAATATCAGCCGAGAATAGACCTGGAGTCCACTGAATATAAGATGGCGCTCCCGGAGCACCAATCACCAGGCTAACCTGAGTTTCAGCACCCTTCATGCCATTCTCATTACGACCTCTTACACCAAGCGTGTAGCTCCCGGCGTTGAGTCCGTAAAAATCATAGCGGAACAACTCCGTTTCGTACTGCGCCACAACCTTTCCATCCAGCGTATAAACATAAAGCTCAAACACTATCTTTTTGGTTGTGGTGGCTGTTTCCCACGTTGCTGTGACTTGTATCGTCTCGCTATTGGTGTTGATGATCCTCAGGTTTTCAATATTAGGGACGCGGTAGCCATTCAGGGTGTCGTTGGGTATCTCGAAAACAGCACCCTCATCCACTATCGCTTGCTTATTTGGGTCATGCTGAGCAGCAGTAATGGTATAGACGGAATTATTATCAGCTTCCGCGATACCGATAATACGGAACAGACGCGTAGCCAGTTGGCCTGTAGAGATGACAAATACAGTGCCGTCCCTTACCCATGCCGGGGTGGTTTTGAGGGTAATAGCGCGACCTGAAACAGATTTAATTTCATACTTAACCAGTTTCCCATTAGAGCCGACTAAAGAGATGCTATCTCCGCTTCCTGCCAGGGCAGAAACATCGGCATCCACGGTTATGACTGCGGCAGCGTGAGAGATAATCCTCCCCCCTAACCGGGCAGCGGCATAGTTATTATCCATCAGCTCTATAATGTCGCCTGGCGTAAAGGCAATAGCATCGCGAGCCATCTGAAACTGCACTTTCTTGGTCTCGCGCTTTGCGGTCTCAAGCAGCCATTTTCCTGCCCGCCAAGCCTGACCACGGGAAGTGCAGCCGAAGGCCTCAAGCGTTGTCTCGTTATATTCAAAACGCGCTATCAGGTCATCGTCTGATACGTACTCTTTTTGCTGCTCCCAGCCATTATCAGGGTCAGTCCAGGACACAACCACCGCATTGAACCGCTCTGATCGCTTGGTGCTGCTGTATGTAAATTTCCCATCAACAACATTGGCATTGGTCACCGCTGCAATCGCATCTTGTGGCGCATCAATGGAGACAGAGAGCCTCATACCATCCCAGAGCGCGATGCCACGAAACATCCCGGCGATGTTGTCCAAAATGTCACGCGCTGATGCCTGTTCAGTGATGTAAGCATTCAGAGTCATCCTTGGCTCTCTGCCGCCGTACCCATCATCAACCAGCTGATCGCAATACTGAGAAAGGATATAAAGCGAGCCATCGTCCACGTCGATATATCCTGCCCGCCGAGACAGACCATAGCGGTCATTCTTGACCAGTGCACGAAAAAGCCATGCCGGGTTATTAGTCCAGGCCGATTTAAAACCGCCGGTCCACAGCCCTGTGTATGTGCGCGTAATAGGATTATAGTTATCTGGAACATCAACTATCAGGCCGCGTAGGTGATAAGTGCGGCTTGGGGTGTCGGTATACTGGTCACGGTCGATTACGGCGCCTGAAATGGCAGAGAATGGATAGCTAAGGTTATCGTCTGTAATTTCGACATAGCTGTTCCAGATGGTGCCATTAACTAGGGTGTCTACAGTGCTGTCAGCAGTTATTCGGCGCACCCGAATATCAAAAGGTTTAGTATCAGGGGCGTCAATTACGTGAGCTTCCAGATACTCACCATTTTGCTTACCGGTTATCGTAACTGTCTCCTGAATACTCCAGGCACCATTGCCTACTCTCGTTTCCAGAACCAGAGTCACGGAAGTATTTTTCTGATTGCCTTTTGAGTCTTGCTCAACAAGCGAGGTCACGCCCACGTTGAATCTTACCCGTGTTACATCTACATCCGTAACAGTGCGTACCAGAGGCGTTGCCTGGGTTACGTCAGTGTTGATGATGGTAGTTGCCTCAATAGCTGAAAAGCCATTAATCGGAGACTGGGATTCTGAGCCGGGACGCCAGGCGACTGTCACACCATTGATATTCACATCGCCATTTGCCGCTGTTATTGGCGTTTTATTAACGAGGAAGGATGATAGATGAGATTGATCAATCGGTCCGTAAATCGGACCTTCTGAAATTAAATCGAGAACCTTGTAATACTGCTTTGATTTTAAATTGTCGTTTAGCAGTTTTGGTGTTGAGGCCTTTCCGCCGCCTGAGCTCATGTGCTACCTCAAAATTAGACAGGGTTAGTTAGCTGATAATTTCGTCCCAGTTATCGGTGTTGCTTGTATCTATGCCCAGGCTAATTACATTACTGCCTACAAGCATTTCTCCAAGCAAGATGGGGACAGGTTTACCCTGCCCAACCCGATTCTCTGCACTGGTAAAAGAGTTATTCGTAATGGAGTTTGACTCTGCTGCTTCTGCTGAGGTTTTAGTCTTCATGTTGTGTGCGCTGTAGACCGAGTACGCTACGGACAACACAGCGATGATGATCGCCCCAACAATCGCGCCTTCTACTGATGGGACGAAGTGAACTGTGGTCCCATCTTCCAGCTTCCTGTCCATGTGCCACTTCACTGACTGCTCAGAGATATCTTCCCCGGCAATGCGAAGGTTTATTTTTGAAGTGAGGAAGGCTTTCTTAAATTGCTGGCTTTGGGCTATCAACAGCCTCAAGCCCTGTGCAGGTGTATCGACGTGAAGTTCTACCTGGCGGAAATGTCTGCGGAGATGCCCGCTAAATTTAAAGATGAGCACTGTTCACTCCTCCAGATCGAGTGAGTCTGTTTAACATAAGCAAGTCGGTACGGTTCGCGCCTGCTGATATGGCCGGCGCAGTCGTGGTGAATGACCTGATTGTCCTGAAGCAAAACCATCGCGTGGCATGGGTCAGCACCGGGGAAAGGCTGTCTGATAATCACGTCACCCGGCTGAGCATCTTGCATTTGGATCAGCCTGAACCCATTGGCCTCTAAATTCTTCAGGTAAAGGTTCTCTCCCCGCAGCCACCACCCGTTAGTCCGCTCAAAATCAGGCAACTCGACGCCGCAAAGGTGATATGCGTCCCTCATGAGCGAGTAGCAGTCCATAACGCCATGCTCAAACTTGCGCCCGTTAAGGTGTGGCACAGGGCGGTATTTATGAAGCAAGCCATCACATGCCAGCCACCAGGGCAGGCCCGTCAGAACCTGCATTTTCCTGTCAGCAGCGGATAGGTAGTGATGTTCTGGGGGGTGAGAATGAAATACTGCGGTAATTTCCCCTTCTGACTCGGCCTCAAGCCAGTCTTCATCACTGATTCTAAAGTTTGTTGAAGGTGTTGGATGCGTGTTGCTGCAACGAAAGAGGCGGCAATCGTCAATTATCAACCCGCAAACCTCATCGGTGGATGTGGCCGCATAAGTCAGGCAATCTTTCATCACGTCACCTTTTGCGAGCCGGGGAAGCTGCTGATTGGCATCGGCTCAGGCCGAGGGAACCGCATCCGGCAACCTGAACGCCGGTGTGAGCATTTATCCTTACCCATATCGCTCGTTGGGTTATCACGCTCATCTGCAACAGGCGGCCCATCATATCCGCACCCGGTGCCGCGATAAGTCCACTGACAAACGTCAGCAAGTATTGTTCTGGCCGGGATGATGGCGTTGTCACAGTCTATGGGAGTCGCCAGTGAGTAGGTTACCTGCTCATAGGTTTCCTGAGTCATTTCCTCAACGACATAGCGCGACACGGCCTCCTGAGTTGGATCAGCATCAGCGTTACCGTTAGGGAAATTTACGGCATCCAGATGCTTTACCGACACCTGACGCCGGGTGATCACCACTCCCAGCATATCGTCGAAGTCGTGATTGATGCCGGTGATAAGGCCCGTGACGTTTGCCACGGTCATTGTTGGCCGTGCGTAGGAACCTTCATTCTTGCTCTCGAATCCCTCGACTGCTATCGGGTAGGCCTGATAAGCACTTCCCTTCCACACTACGTTGCCGTAATAGGCATTTGTGCCTGAGTGAAACCTGATTACGTCGCCACCATAGGGTTGCAGGTCAGCTTCAAACAGGTCGATGAATGCACCCACGCCAGCGTCCACGCTTTCAATTATCAGCCCTGCTGGTATGTCTCTCATCGCGGCACCTGCTCAAATGTTGCTGACAGTTCATAGTAAGCACCTGTCTTTTTCAGGGACCATGAGCGGCAAACAAATAACGCCTTCACCCCTGTATCAGAAGGAGTCCAGTAAAACGACTCAACAGCCATTCTCGCCTTCAGGAACGCGTCGGCCTGTTTAGCGTGATTTGGCCTTCCGCACATCCCGTCAGCACCCGTGAAGGTCAATGAGTAGCTGTCCATCAAAGGATTAATTCCTTTGGTCTGGCGCTGCTCGTAGCCGTCTCCAAGCTTCACGACAGTCACATTTGGGGCGCGACTTGCCGTGAAGCCTTTTTGAGGGCTCCATGTGAAAGTTTCTGGCATTGGATACTCCGGTTACCTGCTTTTTTGTAGCATCCCACCTGGGCGCTGCTGGTCTTTGATTGCTTTAAGAGACTGGTCGTAAGCTATTTTGGCGAAAGTAGCCTGGGTTTGAGTTGTGTCGGCGGTCGAGCCTTCGAAAGTAAAGTGGTTCACTTGGTGGATTACACCTCCACCACCGCCCGAGCCAGCCAGGTCTTTATTGCTGATAACTGAGCCGTTATCGCCGGGGATCATGTACTGCTTCCCGGTGCTGGCTTGATAAATCTCAGGCATCCCGCCTTCACCTACCTGGTACATTGAACCGGCTGAAACCGGCCCGCCGTTCTTACGGGCTCCAGCGATACTCATTGCTTGTGCTGAAAGCATTGCCTGCCCATAAGCAGCCTCTCCAACAGCCGCAGCTGTACCATAAGTGGCAATGGATGCACTCATGGCGGCTGGTGCCCATGCCGCAGCAGCTATAGAGGCTTGGGTAATGGTCATCGCCTGTCCCGCAGCGGCAGCAGCCTGCCCCATTACCATACTCTTCACGTACTGGAGGCCCATCTCGACTAAGCTGCCTACCACACTGTTCAGAATGGTTGAACCGATGTTAGCCAGCGACTCCTGAAGGCTCTGAGTGCCATTAATGAGGCCTGTTATCGCATTGGTAGCGCCACCCTGAAGGGAGTCAATAGCCCCACCAAGCAGCTGATTGGTCTGGTTCTGATTTTCCCAAATCTTCCATGCAGCATCGATGCGGGCCTGTTCATACTCGGTGTTCTGAGCATTCATCAGCGCCAGGCCATTTGCGGTTATTACCCCTTTCTCTGTTTCGAACTGCTGGATTAGGGCAAGCTTGCGCGCATTTTCGTTGGCTAATGCCTGAACCGGGTCGATAGCCCCTTGCGCATCCTGCAAAGCAGTTACACCGGAGTTACTCTCTGCTCTGATTTTGGCAAGGTTGACCTGGTGCTCTAGAGCAAGCTTTTCTGAGGTTTTGTTGTACTGTTCCTCTGTAATCTTCTTGGCTGTTAGCGCTGTTTTTAAGTCATCAACATCCTGCTTATAACTGGCATCTTCCTTTGCTTCCGGAAGAAGCTTCTCTGCTGCGGCTTGCGCCCGGATTGCATTGCCGGTATCCCATTTCGCTGCGGCATACTGACCGGCAAGTTTGATATCGTTCTGTGTTGCCGCGCTACCCAAAGATTGCTGAGCGGTGAGTATCGCCTGCTCTCGACTGAGTTCACGCGTCGAATCGCCAGCCAGCTCAGACTGTTGCTTTAAATTAGCCAGTTTCTCAGCGACGCTTTCTGCTTGAGAAGCTGCTTTTTTTCCTGCTGAGGCTGAATCTTTAGTCTCTTTCTTTAATTCCTGCTGTGCCTTTTGAGCGTCAAACTCTGCCCCTGCTCGTTGCCTGGCTAGATTTACAGCTGCCTCATCTCCACCTAGAGCCCTTATTTCCTTTTCAGTTTTTAATTGAGCACGCTTTCTTTCATCAATTTCCCCCTCAATTTCAACTTGGTCTAAAAGTTTATCGAGGTAGTCTTGAACTTTGGTGGGCCTGTCAACTTTCAGGCTTGATGAATTGAATTTCTCCTTCGCCGTAGCAGCTAGGTTAATCGATTGGGCGAAATGATTCATCATGCCGGCAGCGTCACCGGCTGCCGTACTTTCCCGACTGAGGAGGTCAATGCCCGCTTTCAGGCCGGTAGTCAGCTGGGCCTGGCCAAGGCTGATGGCGCTTTGCGTCTGGCTCAGGCGCTTCTGTGCCTTTTCCAGCGCGTCAGCTGCAATGTACTGATCGTCCATTGCTGAAGACAATGCGTCAGCAGCCTGGCGCCCGCGCGTCGTGCCCTTACCCCAGTTGTCGATCT